GTAGATGCCTCGGTGGAATGTTTCCGGACGCGGGTTCGACTCCCGCCGCCTCCCCCATTTTATTTATTTAAATTCATCACCTTAGAACTTTTCTGGCCGTCCTTCATGTTGTAGGTTCGTTGTAGGTCAGCAGCCTGATAAACTTTTCTGGCATCTCTGGCCTGTGCCTGAAAATACCGCTCAAATGCCTTGTTCGTGCTGTGCATGGTCCCGGCTTTGATCTGCTCCGGTGTCATCGTTTCGCTCAATGCCGTTGCTGTGCTGTGTCGTGTCCCGCCGTACAGATCCACACCCTCAATTCCCAGGTTCTTACAGGCTTTTTTCCACCACTTGTAAAGATATCTCTGACCGAACTTTGAACCCGCCGTTGCTCCGCTGATTCCGGCAGGGTGACGGAAGAAGGGGAGATCCGGCAACCCTTTGGGGAACTGTTTCAGCATCTCGATATCGTCATCTAATAAAAATATTGTTTTTGGCTTTTTTTCCTTGGTTTCAGAAACAAACAACGCGCCCATGTGAACATCAATGGCCTTTTCCTTGAGCGACAGCATTTCACCGGGCCTCATGCCGATATAGATCGACAGCCAGCGAATGCCCAACCATATCTTGGGATTGATGTCATAGCTTATTCTGTGAACTTCATCGATCACCGCCACCTGGGTGCTCTTGTCGATGATCGCCCTCATGCCAAGTTCATACTTGACCTCTGGAAATTCTGGGAACTGTTGAAGGGTAATCACCCGCCGCTTCCGCAACCAGGTAAAAAAATCATGAAGGCAGCTTTTAATATTTGCGCGGGTCTTGTCTGATACCCCTTGAGAAAATAAAAAATCCTCAATTTCAGCATACCCGATGGTCTTCACGTTTGTATGCTCCCAGGCACCAACAGCCCTGCTCATGTAATTTTTCAGATTGTTGAATGACTTGTGTTTGACGGTTTTCTGCTTGAATGCAAGATATTGTTCTGACAGGTTTGAAAAAGATAGCGGTTTGTTTGGTCTGTGATCCCTGGCATCATAGGTGCCCTGGTCATTTTCCCAACGAAGGCCAGTTAAAAAGCGTTCAGCTGCATCAAGGTTTTTAAACCAACGCGAAACTTCACGGCCAAAACGGACAACATGTCCACCTTTGTTTGAATAGATTCGTCCTTTCATGCATAGCCCCCCTGTTTTTTTTGTGGGGAGCATATTATGGTTTGGTAAAAATCTCAAGCAAAACGTCCTTAGATTTTAAACATGAGTAAGAAAACAGTCACACCCTCGATGATAACTGGGCGCGATTTTTGGCCGTCTCACGGTCATAAACTCACCTTTTGAAGATTCCCAGTCACCGGCTTTTAACATCGGTTCACCCCGCCCGATGATTTTTCCGCTCAACTGTTCACACCAGGGACAGGATTTTCCCCTTGTGTTCGACATGATCTTATAGCCTGCTCCGAAAGCAACCGCTGAAAATATCAAGTTCGAAGTTTTGACGGTCTGATCGTTTGCGATCTTTTCCGCTCGATGGTTTTCCGCTGCCCATTCGTCAACCCTGGTTTCAACAGCATCAAGTCCTTTTTCTTCTAACTGGCCAAGCAACTGACTCAGAGATGCGTCACTATGTGCCTGGGTATAGTGTGATATGTGTTTTTCAATAAACCCGCTTAAATCGTCTCTTTCGGCCTTGATTTCAGTTTCACTTTCTTTCTGTATGGCAAGGGCGAAGGCGCGAAGAACCGGCTCCATTTTCTGGGTGATAAAATCCGGAGCGATCTCTGTATAAAAGTTGTTCAACCATTCGCGCATAGACGGGACATCCCGGCCCTTTTCATGTTTTTCAATCGCTCGCTTGACCTGGATTGATTCTCGACTGACAACCTGGGCAGCAGCATCAAGAATTAATGGTTTGAAGTTTTCGACCACCTGATCCCGGTTATCAATTCCCCTGGTCATGCTCCGTAAAGATTTTTTTTGTGGTTCAAGTTGTTTCACTTCGTAAATGTCGCCACCTTCAACGGCATTCATATTTTCAAATTTACGGATCTCATTGACAGATAAAAAACCTGTTTGTCTTGCAATCTGATAAGCCTCGAACCGTTCCTTCGTGTTCGCCCTCAAAAAATTATGGGTCAAATGCTCAACAAAGTACTTCTTTTTTTCCTGCTCCGTAAGTAATGAACGATAAATGGATTGCTCGATTCTCATCAACCAGGGCATTAAAGTATGCACCAGGAAGCTGCGGTTCTGCTCTGTCACGTTGCTATAAGTTGAGCGGTCATAGTCCATAATCAGATTCAGAGGCACCCTGAAGATCCGCGCTATCTGGATCACAGAAAACTTTTGAGACTCAATCATCTGGCTATCTTGTGGCGATACTCCAACAGCCTGCCATTTTAATTCACCGCCAAGGATAGCAACCTTGTGTTTATTGCCAGTGCCCTTAAAGCCTGCATTCCATGCTTTCCTGAGATCCTCGGCGCTGTCTCCCAAGTCATGAGCAGTTGTTAGTATGCCGCCGGGAGAGGCATCGTTTTTAAAGTAATTGTCTGCATAGTTGCCAACAGCCTTGGCCGCTCCAAAGGTGTCGCGGAACACGCTCAAGGGACTATATCCGATGATACCGTCTGAAGATAAACCCCTGATATGGAGAATATCTTCGGAACGATATTTCTTCTCATCTCCGTCAGTTTGATGGATATATATTAAGTCGCGACCTTTGATCTCAACTTTGATATTATTAGGATTCAGCGGCCATAGCGCCACAACCTCGCCACTATCTCTTTCTATATAACAGTAGGCATTGCCTCTCAGAGAAAGGTGGCCCACGATCATTTCACGCAGCTCAAAGGCGGTCATCAGCGGATTAGGTGAACTATGCAATATGTTGTAAAGGGAGAAGTTTTTCGCTCTGTTTTTATTTCCATCAGGTTGCCGCTCATATGTGATCAGCGGCAGGCTCGCGATTGATTCAGACAGAACGCGAACACACGCGAACACCGCCGGGATTCCGATAATATTATCATCGGTCAACCTCACCCCTGAAGAAGTTTCTTCACCCTGGAATGCGTCAAAATTTGCCCAATTTCGTTTACGTTTAAATAGGTTTAAAAAATTCATTTTAAGTATCCTTGGTTGTAGGGGGGAGATAGCTCCCCCCGTTTATGTTTTTATGCTCTTTCGCCAAGCCCAACACACCAGGAAAGGGTGTCCCCGTTTCGGGGAGTGATGTAAGTCGCCCAGGTTCCCAGACCATCGAATCTGACCAGAACCCGGTAGCTCATCAGATCTTCTGTCCAGCCTGGAATATTGCTTTTTTCCAGCTTTAGATTTCTCCGGATTCCTATCGCGTATTGCGACAAATCGCAGAACATCAGGTCATTAGCGTCCCCTAATTGGGGCATAAAAGGCGTGAAGTAAATCGGTCGACCCAGCAGCCGGAACTTCCCGTCTGACTCGGAGAAAACCTTCACAATACTCCCGCCGGTGCCAACATCATGGCTGAGAGTCATCAACTCCGGGATGCAGGTTTCGTTCGCCAACCAAACAGCTTTACTTCTCCCGGCTGGATACATCCGCGCGAAAAGTTTAAGAACATTTTCGTACACGATTGTATCAGCAAGCTGGTCTGCTTCCTCTGTGATACTTAAAAGAGCATTATCGTTGACGATCCCAATCGCCTGGCCCGCGCCGGTTCCTTGGATGAAGTGATAGTCCATACCCAGGCCCAGGCTCTTTTTTATAGCCATTTCCAGCTGAGACTCAAACCCCTGGCCGTCCTCTTTCAGCTCATTCGAAATATCGACAAAGATCGCACCCTTCCATGCGTTCAGCGTGATCAGTCTCAGCTTTCCAGTCTGCTTGGTTCCGGTAGAAGTTTCACTAAGCATTTCCATTTGAAATCCACCATAATACTCACCGCCGCTCTGATCGGGACCATCCCAGCCGGGAACTTTACGTGTCGCTGAAGTCATCGGCCAGACCTGTGCCAGCGGTCTGATAATCTCATCCGGCAGAGAATCGTCCAGCCATTTTGCTGATACCGGATCAGGGACCGCAAAACCGCCGGAGCTTGAAATTCCTTCAATCATCTGTGCTCGAAACTGTTTGATTTCAGCTTCATCAACAGCGATCTCTCTACCCTGGTTGAACATGCCAGCGTATGAGCGGTCATGAACCGGGCCACCTTCAAAATTCAGAATAGAACGATCCTGCTTTTTGTCCAGTTCAGGCTCAAAACGATTTTCTTTCAAATCCTTTTTGCCTTCCCGGACTGCATCCATCATCTCAATTCTCTGGTCGAACCTTCTGACCTGATCCTTCAGAGTGTTGAACTTCTCAAATTCTGAATCCTCAAGGTTTTCAGTCAGTGCCAACTCGGACATCTCATCCAGTGCCCGCTTTTTTGCTTTTAATACATCGTTATAATCCATAATATTTCCTTCCTTTTTAATGCTCCGATTGATTCCAGCAGCAGGATCAGCTCCAGCTGCCACCAGTGAACATTCGTAAGGTTGCCATTTCGTAACCAGGTAACCGTTCTTAGTTCTCTTTCGATCCTTCACAAAGTACCCAACAGATAGATTTCGAAGGATACCGTCTTTGATGTCTTTCCAGATTTCGTTCTGTGTTTCTGAAATCCTCAAGACACCCTTCAATTTACTACCGATAAGTTTAAGGTTTTCGACAATTCCAACGGGAAGCCGTTTGTCATCATGAGAAGTAATTAGCGGCAAAGGTGCTCTGCTCAAGTCCACTGCATCCGGTTTATGGCTTAAAACCTCATCACCGCTAAACCTCTTCACTGGAAATTCACTTGACAGGGTAGCCGCCACCGTCCGTTCTTCCTTTGATCTGATCTCGCCAATTTCAAAAGTTCTACTTTTCATTCGTTTACCTCCTGGTTTATGCCACAAAAAAACGGGCAAATGTAAGAGATGTAGGCTCCTACATAGCCCGTTCTTTTGTGTTTAATGCTTGACCAGGTCATGACTCCGGGTCAAGCAATTCTAATTTTTTACATCCATGCTATTGACGGTGACACCTTCTGGCTCTGGTTTCGGATAGATCCGTCCAGCGCCATTACAGCAGCAACCATCAAATCGACTTTTTCAATGCTCCGTTTTTTCGATATCTTCATGTTGCCGGCAGCATCCAGTTCGACTACAACATTACTTGCACACCATCTCAGGACTGGATTTTCCGGGAACATAATCTTCTGTTCTAAAATCAATTTCATCAATTCTTTTGTTGGGGGAGACATATCTTTGTAACCCTGCCCGAATTGGATCACTTCAAGACCTTGTTCCTCGATATCCTGAATGATCTTTGTAGATCCCCAACGATCAAACAGGATAGCCCGTAAATCGTATTGTTGGGCAACTTGGTCAACTCTGTTCAGGATATATTTGTAATCGATGACAGCGCCGGGAGTCATTTCCACAAATCCTTGGTTCTTCCATGCCAGATAAGGCACCTTGTCGCGCCGTGATCTGTCCCGAATACTGTCGCCAGGGCACCAACAGAAGGGGAGAATATAAAACGGATCAGCATCGGTTTCAGGCAAGAAACATAAAACGAATGCTGATAAATCCGTTGTGGATGCTAAGTCAAGGCCAGCGTAACAGGGCCGCCCGGTCAAGTCGGGGATATCACCCACGCAAGCATCATATTTCGACATCTGCAACCAGGGGGATTCTGATTCCGTCCAGATATTCAAATATAGTCTCTTGAAGGTTGCCTCAAATGCCGGTGATTCCTGGGCTCGCTCGCATTCACGTTCTAAAAAATCAAGATTGATTGACTTGCCCAGGTTCGGGTTCGCTTTCGCCCAGACCGCCGGATCTTTCCAGTCGGATTCCGCTTCAGCCTCATATATCACCGGCAGGAATGCAGGATCATGGATAATACCATCCTTGACTTTCAAGGCATAATCCCGCTTTTCATAAAGAATGCTGTGTTTGTCATATCCCGCTGTTGATAAATTAACGATTAAAGGTTCCTGCCTGCTCCCCTGGGAAGTCTGAAGAGTCTCAACCAGGTCACGCTTGACCACATGGGTTTCATCGATCATGGCCAGAGACAGGTTCGCACCGTGTAAATTGTAAGATTCACTTGAAACACATCGCAAAAATCCATCATTTGACGGACATTTTATAATATTTTTGTACGCTTGCAGCCTTTTTCTGAGTTCTGGTTCTGCTTTTAGCATCAATTTGATGGTATCGAACATTTGACGGCTTTGTTCCCTGTCACCAGATGCAATCATGGCCTCCGGTGTATTCGGATCACCCATAAATAACTCGGTGACCGCTAAGCCGGCTCCCAGGAGTGATTTCGCGTTCTTTCTGGGCACCAGCAGCAACAATTCGCGATATCGTCTCAAATCGGTTGCCTGGGACTTCCAGCCGTATAGATGACCGACAATGGCGGCCAGCCAGGGCTCAAGAATAAATGGCCTTCCCTTCATAAAGCCTCTGACATGCGTCAGGCAGTCGGAAAAGAAGCTTATGACCTTCTGGCCGGACTTTTTGTCCAGGTAGTAACCTGAAGCCTGGAGATATGGGTCATATCCACCGGGTTTGAAGTCGGCCCATTTATATGAAGTATTTTTCTTTTTCATTCGGTTTCGGTTTCGGTTTCAGATCCACGCCCCTGCGATCACCGGGAGACAGATAGAATTTTTTTGACAGCCTGAAAAAAATATCGCTTGCATTTTTGTAAGTCGTAAGCGCAGGGTTCTTTTTTATTTCATCCTGTTTTCCCTGCACGTTCAGGCCGGTGCTGTTGACGGTATCCAGGGACATCTGCATCAGATGAAAGGCGCCGCATAACGATATGAAGGACTCGCGGTCAAGCTCAGTCAATGCCTCAACTCCGATCAGCTGTCTCCCAACTCTTTTGTAAAAATCCTGGCCGTAGCCTTCTAAATTCTTTGGTATTGGCCATAATCGTTTTATTGGTTTCATTTGCCTAATTCGCTATTTTTTGTTGTCGGTGAACGCTTGACTGCACATCCGCTATAGCCGTCTGGGTATCCGATGATTTTAGTAAGCATAAACAACCGGACCTCGGTTCCTACGCGCACCAGCAGACTTCACCCCATGACAAGCATTACATAAGCTTTGTGCGTTTTCAGCACTCAACTTTGCGCCGCCGTCCTTTAATTCAATGATATGGTCAACGCAATCCATCGGCACCGTCAGGCCTTGCTCAAGACATAGTTCACACAAAGGATACTTTGACCTGTACCACTCCCTGAACCGCTGCCAGCGAGCCGAACCATAAAACAGATCTTGCTCCCTGTTCGGTCTGGTCGGTTCATGCCCGGAGCAGAACCGTTGCCCTGGCTGCACCAGTTGGTTGCAGGGATAAGCGCCACAATATTTTTTAGCTTTATTAGCCATATTTATTCAACCGGCACATGCCAACCGCGCACCTTTACAAAGCGGCAACCATCGACAAGCTTGAAGTGATACTCTTTCCTGTTCGGATTGCTATCATCGGCCTGTTTATTCCATTCTTTCAACTTGGTAATCTTAGCCTTGCCCGGACTGATCGCTAATGACAGAACAGGCTTTTCCCTGGTAAACGACCCGCCCCGGCCATCGTCCTGGCCTGGTGACTTCTGCAATGCTATTATAGCAATGGCACCATCTAATTTGTTGTAGATGTCTGACAGATGCTTGGAAACAAGATAAAATTTGTCGTGCAGTTCAAGATAATCAATAATATTCAAATTGCCTTCACCTGGCTTTATGACGTCCTGAAAGTTTGATGACTGAGGATAAAACTCAACATTCCACTGATCGATTGAAATATCTGAAAACTTCTCGGCCCTTCGTTTGAATGCTCCGCTGCCCATCTCTGACGAAAAATAGTGAACCTTGAAGTTGCGCATATTTTCACGCGCTATATTCATTGTTATGGCCGTTTTACCGGCATTCTGTTCACCAGCAATGCCGATAATACTACCGGGCTGGATCATCGCTATACGGTCAAGATCGAACGGCAACCATAGCGGGACAGTTGAGGTGTCTGCGTTCTGCCAGTCTTCAGGAGCGCAATCTGATTCAATCCTTCTGAAGATCCCGTTCTGATTTCCAACGCGCTCAATAAAACCCTCTTTGACCATACGGCCTAAAATGACACTTATTTTTCTCCGGTCATTTGCAGATGTTGACAATGTTGACGTTTGATACACATCTGTTGACGAAAAGTTGCCCGATGTTGACGAAATCCATTCCCGAATCTCGGCAGTTAGGTTTTTTGAACGGTTTTTTGAACGGTTCAGAGCGGATTGAATTTTTGCAATTGCTTCTTTTTCTGGGAATGATGGAGAACAATTTGAGGCGAAAAAAAGCAAATATTTATATAAGTTATCTTCATTCATCCCGCCTTTTACAAGATGGTTTGCAAGGGTGAACAAGGCTTCATCTCTTGAACCCTGCCCGAATAAATGTTGACTTTGTTGACCGATGTTGACCGATGTTGACAAGGGTAAATGTTGACTCTCTATAGAAAGAGTTTGTTTATTTAAAGGAATGCTATCATTTTTATGCTCGCGCGCGCGAGCTGGATCAGCGAGCAGCGCCTTCTGAAGTTTTTCCGGCATTTCAGCAAGGTCAACCTCAGATATCTTCAGACCGGGCACCCAGGTATAGCTCCCGCCGTTTCCGTTCGATCCCGGTGCCGCAACAATATATCCGCGATCATTCCGACTGTCGCAATCGGGCAAAATTCTGGCCTTGTTCGGTATGCCTGGCACATATTTAAAATAAAAATGTTGGCCACCGCCGGGAGTGTTTGCGACCGGCGTTTGAAGGGAATCAGGGATGAGGGTATTTAGATTGTCAATTCCGGCTTGTGTATCCGGGTCCAGGACGGTGATCCCGGATATTTCCCCGGTGATAAGCCCGATATTGGCAGCAGGATGCTCTTTCCACCATTGCTCAACCTGATCCGGCCCGGCCTTTTCGGCCTGGTACTTCTCCCACTTAATAAAAGGTTTTTTATTCTGCTTAATTGGAATCACAGAATAACCCTCTTGCTGGTACCACAATGCCGCTTTTAGCTGCTGATTCATGATGTCTCCTCCCGGAGCAGTTGGAGCTTCTTAATTTGCCGATTTAGCCGGTCAACTTCGCAGTGATAATGTTTTTTTGCAGCCGCGACCTTCTGGATACACTCATCCAACAGCAGCAGCTTTGCCTGATTTTTCAATTCAATGATCCGGTTTATTGTTTCGAGTTCAGTCATTTTTTATAGCAGGTCTTTATAATCCAAATACCCATAAATTCGATTGGCAACATCATCGATAATTTTGTCAGACTGAATCACCCCAAACATTAATGGTGCCGTGATGTCATCCGGGGGAGTCTCCGCGCAATATATTGCATAGTCAAATTCACCTTTTTCATTGTCGGTGAAATAAACAATTTGCTCAGCAGTTCCTCTTGCAATACCGGCGCATCGTTCCCGGCACCGCTCAGCAACAAGTTTTGCGAGTCTTGCCGCTGAAGGTAGTGCCAACCCCTGCCACGATAAAACCCGAATAACCATCATTTTGACCATATCCAGGCCACTGTATAGCCGTTTACGGCCAGCGCGTTCATACATTTGCCTTTCGTCACTTAGGATAAAACCGCGAGCGATCCATTGCTGCAAGACATTACGATCCAGAGCGGGGAAGGTGCCCATCACAACGGCATGTTCGTATACGGGCAGGACCATTTCAATTTCAAAAGATTTTTTCATCGTTTCAACTCCTCTGAGTTTTTGGAGATAGGTTGCATGCTTTGTTTTATATTATAACATATAACATAAGTCAACAAAAAAACACATCTGCTATTAAAAAAGAATATAGGTTGTAGGTTTGATGTAGGTCAAAAAATTAATCCTTTGTAATCATTAAAAAAACTATACAGGGTAACGGGTTCGACTCCCGCCGCCTCCACCAGTCTTCGCTTGAAGCGTAGCGCAAAGCGAAGACTGCCGCGTCGTAGATCGAAGATCGAAGACGGGCTACCCCACATAGTAATTGCGCTTCAAGCTACGAC